TCCAAAGGTGCAGAAGGAAACAGGGGCAGGGCGGCGGCTCGGTGATGTGCTCCGGTGCCCATACTCATGGGGCTGGCTATGGTGACGCGTCGCAGGTCTCGGAGTTAACATAATCTTTATTATCAGACCGTTGCCTCTTGACATTGGCTTTGATTCGTGCTAAAAGCCATGTTTCAAGAGGGCAAAGGGGCGGATTTGAGGGCGAAAATGAGGCTTTAAGCATGGCAAAACAGCAAACCGCAAGACCCGGCCATCCCTGCCCACACATACACACACCCATCAGAAGGGGGGGAGCAGTCGTCAAGGGCCTTCTCACAGAGTCAGGCGCACCCGTCCGGCACTCACTCCCGCTCACACACAATTCCCGCCATATCTTTCACCAAATCTTTAATTTTTTTTGCACCGGAATTTCAATCCTGGGAGGGATTTATGCAACCATGTGACCGTTGCGGAGAGGAAGCAGAGAGTTTGGTTGCAGAGCCGGATGGAATTTTACTCTGTCCCAACTGCGTGGCTAACAAACCGGAGTTCACGGATGAGGAGTATGCGGCGCTTAGGATCAAGCATGATAAGAACGCTGATTTTAAGGCCCTGAGACACAGGTTTTGGATGTTGGGGCAGGCGCGTCGATACATAGTGCTCGTAAATCTTGGCCTGACGAAGCCTGGCGAGCTTCTGATCGAGAAAATCGAACGCTATCGGCTCTACAAGCTGAGAGAGGATGGAGGGGAGAACGATCTTGTAGTGCAAATTGAAGCACAAGAAGCAGCAATTCGAGCCGAGAATGAAAAGGCAGAGTTCGTCTCCACGCGAGACACGACTCCTCCTGATTCTGGCCGGGCTCACGCCGGAAAAGTCCCGGCCAACAGACTCGTCGATCATACCGTGATGGTACAACCGACGAATCCAGAAAAAAGTCCTTGGGATTTTTGATCTTCGTCCCGCAAGGGGCGAGGGCTACATCTCTACCTCCTTCTGAGCGAGCACCTTCGCCGGGTGGATGAGGCAAACCCGGCATCACTTGTTACGAGGAGATCGGAAAATGGGCGGAATCTCGGTAACGGCGACGGAAAAGCTCCACATCATCGAGCACCACCTTCACCCTCACGTCAGATGGATGGCGAAAGCGGCTATTCCTGTCGGCGAGACACACGCGGCGGATCGGCTCGCCCCTGGGTCGGCAGTAGCTTTCCAGATCGACGCCGGAAACGACACCTGGGGGGCCTGGGCACTCATCCTGGGGAGCACGGATACCCCGGTCATGGGCAAGGGCCGACACTACGATCCTCACCTTCTCTTTATCTCAGCCGCAGAAAGGAACGTACCATACATTCTTCAGTTCGGTCACGCGAATTCCGGAGTGGACGCTTTGTTGCTCGACGAAATTACCGAAATGGTCTACGCCTCTCTCACGGCGGCGTCGGACAAAATCCCGGTTCAATGCCACACGGATCGGCATCGCGTGAAAACCAAGCTCTGGGCCAGGTGCTTTTGTCCTGGGCAGAACACGGCTACGATTGACTTCTACCTGGGCCTTCACGAATACACCTTCTAACGGAAAGGAGAGAACGACCATGAAAAAAATTATTGTCATCCTTGTTGCAGTCCTTCTTTTGGCTTTTGCGGCATCAGTCATCGCCCAGACAGCGATCAAGGTCGAAATCCGGGACAAGAACGGAGTCCTCGTCGTCTCGAACTACCTCTCGGCCATGAGCTACAACGGGAGCACAAACCTCATGCTCATGAATCTACGGGACGCGGTGACACTTCCAACCGGTACAGGGAACCTTATCTTCAGGCTCGACGGAGTGATCGTACCGACAAGCTCCGCGACCATTGACATCAAAAAGAAGTGAGAAAGGGGGTGAGAGGGATGGGCAAGAAAAAAGACAAACCGGTCAAGAAAGGGAAGGGTTGCTGATGGTAGCAGCCGACACCATGGAGGGCTCGTCCGATGTGCTAATTTTCCGGGGAGCGGCATCCGGTTATCACACCCCTTCAGTTCTGAGAATTTCGAGGGAAATTTATTCCAAAAAAATATTCCGGGGGAAGCTCAATGTCAGAAACGAATTGGGTTTGTTCTCAATGCAAAAAAGAAACTCACGATCTCTACCGAACGGATCGAGATCGAAACCTTTGCATGGATTGTTCCTGGTGGATGGACACCGACATAAAACACAACGTCCTCGTAGAGGGATCGCATAGAAAAATTTTAGGAGACCTTGAGCCAACCAATACATCACAAAGGAGGGATTGCACAATGGCAACGGGAAGCAGAGGGGAGTATCTGATCGCTTTCGAGTCGGGTCACTACAAGAAGTTTAAGGGCCAGTGGAGGGGTGATTCTGTCTGGGCTCACTTCGAGACAAACCATGGGAGCAAAATTCACGTCAACAAAGAGAAGGTCGAATATATCGAGCAATTCGGTGAGCCGACGAGCCCGGCAGGGGCCTCACTTCTGGATGAAAAAATCCAGGCGGAGATTGGCGTGCTCAAAGCCGACGCCGAAAGAACTCGACGCCTAACCGAGGAGGGAAAGTGATGGAGAAGCAGGCGTTCGCGTGGTGCCACAGGTGTCATGCCCAAAGGGTCTATGACGTTTTCGAGGGAGATAAGGGCGTTTGCCCTGGGTGCGGGATTCTGCTTGAACTGCACTTCACGAGCCCGGCCATGATGGAGACTGAGCCGGAGAAAGGAACGGTAGGGAATGGAGACAGAGGCGAAGGGGACGGGGGAAGCGCAAAAACCGAGACCGGCGACCCAGGGAGCGAAAACATCCTCGGCACCGGCGATAGGCCGGATAGTCCTGGTGAGGGTGAACGACGGGTCGGATCGGGCGATGAGGATCACGAAAGTAGTGAACCCAACGACGGTGAACGGAGTGATCTACCTTGACGGGTGGGAAGATCGCGGAACCGCCGTTCCGGGAGTAAGGGAAGGTTCTCTCCACTCCTGGGCGACCGGCCTAAAGAGGGGGAACGAGGTCAACCAGTGGCGGTTTTTCAACGATTAAGGAGGGATCATGCAACTTTGTAGGTGCGGAAGGAGATATTTTGAACCCCACCGAAAGGCCAGCCTGAAAAAAGGTAAGGCCGGGCAGATGGTCAAAAGGTGCGGCCTCTGCCGGGCCGGGCTCAAGCCGCCAGGAGGAGTAGGATCGACCGGAGGTAAGGGTCTGGGGAAGGGGTCTCCGATGTCACTTGGAGTAGCCTCGATGCTCTCGGCTTTCGGGATGAACGTCACCAAGGTTCCTTTCTACCGAAAGCTCTTCACTGGAAGGAGGAGGGGATGACCAGAGACCAGTTTCGGAAGGCCAGGGAAATCAAGAGGGAATTGGACAGGCTCGAATCGGCACTCCATACGGTCGAGTATATGAGCCCGGACAACGCGCTTAAGGGGGTGATTAAGCCTGAGACTTTTGAAGATTTCAGGAAGAAATGTCTCTCGGACATCGTGGAGAAGAGGATCGACCTTTGGAAACAATTCGAGGCTATATGAAAAATAAAAAGAAGACCTGGGATTTCGAGAACTGCTTCGGACATCTCACGAAAATCGAGTGGATCGATTCCGCGAGCAACCATGGGTGGGAAGCCTGCCACGGGGACGAGAGCCCGACCAAGATGAAGACCGTTGGTTTTTTGGTATCAAGCGCGAAGTCCTGCGTCACGGTCAGCACAACCATAAGCGAGAGGGTCAATTTTTTAGACAAGCTGACGATCCCCAGGGAGAATATCAGGAAGATGACCGTGTTCGGGGTCGTCGCGGAGAAACGGAGGAAGAGGGGATGAATAATACGATCACAAAGGAATACGTCCAGGCGATCATGGCCAAATCGACCTTTCAGATCGAAATGTACGGAAACAAAACCACGGTCGTCGTAGCGACCCTTCCGAACGGCTTCATTATCGTGGAGTCGTCCTCGTGCGTCGATCCGCAGAACTACAACCATGATCTCGGCGAAAAGCTCTGCAAGGAGAGGATCAAGGATAAAATCTGGGCCTTTGAGGGATACCTCCTTCAGACCAGGATCGCCCTGGGGCAAGGAGGGAAAGATGGGTGATGTTATCGGAAGGATCGAAATTGTGATGATGAGGGACGGTAAACTTCCGTCCAATATCGATGGCCTTAACGATTTTCAGGTGACAGAGGCCTTGTCTGCGCTTTTAATGCACCACGCCAGGAAGACGGCGGGTAAGCCCCTCCTTCTCAACGAAAGGATAAAGAAGGGCCTCTATGAATCGCTCCTTCATATCTTTGGGGGTGACGACGGCCTTCCCATCATCAACGGGCTCGCCTGGTGCATCAGCCGAATAAATCTTCGGATGGCCAGGGATAAGAGGATCGACACCGATCTGTTTATGGAACTGAGGCCGGACATTTTGCCGAAGTCATAGGAAGGAGGTCTCGATGGACGAGATAAAGGACAAGGACATAAGCGAGGGGATTGAAATCAAGGCCGGGCTCCCTGAGATTTTGCGAGCTATCGATGGGAAACCCGGATTCGTCATTGGGAGGATCATCGCTCGCAAGGGAAAATACGACCGATACTTCACCATGGAACTGAACCCGGAAGTCGAACCTGATGTCTTGGAGAGGGGGTTCTCGGAAATGGGGTTGCAGGTCAAGCTCACCCTGCGACAATTCGATGAAGAGAAAGCGAGGGGAAAATGATCGACGTACAAATTTCGCAACTAACAGATGCCTTCGGAGTAGGCATTTGGGTTTACGAGAAAAACGATGCCGATGGGACGGTGAAAATCGTTCGTCCCCTCGAAATCACTCTCGATGAGCACATCGTCGGCTCTCATCTTCCGGCTCCAACCTTTAGCACGAGGACACAATGGGCTGAAATGTTTTTGGAGAAATTAGTCGAACGCCTAAAGGAGGCCGGATACGGTCGAGACAAGGTATCGGTCGAATCCGGGGAACTGAAGGCGACCAAGCAACACCTTGACGACATGAAGAGGTTGGTCTTCACTCCACCGGCTCATCTATTACCGATTGTAATTAGTGGGGCGGGCGAGATCAACCGATCCGATATGGGTTACGCCGCCGCTCCAAAGCATCCAATGGGCCTCACGGTCGATCCGGGTCGTGTTCTTAGGGCGGCCAAAACCTGCAAAGAGGCAACGGCGGTTTTAAAACAATTATTCCCGGAGTTGTTTCCTCCTGGGTGGGAGTCACGTTGATGGCAAAGAAAACCTTACCCAAGGGACTAAAGAGGGCAGAAGCCCTTCGGATCATGCGACGGAAATCGAAAGAGGATTTCCGTGGGTTCACTTATAACCCGAAAAATGGGAAGGCAAAGACAACATGATCTCTGAAGCTCTAAAAAAAAGATATATGATTCTGGTTTTGAAGGGAATCGTGATGATCCTTCTCGGATACAGGGGCGGGAAAGATATTGACTCTTACGAGAAGGATGTCACCGATACCATCGAGAGGCTTGGAAAGTGAGAGAGATCAAGGTAGAGACCAGGCAACACGAGGAAGCCTTCCGAGTTTGGTGTAAACTTCTAAACTACACCAAGACGGCGGAAGTGATGGGCGTCCACGAGGACACCGTTGCCAACTGGGGAAAGGTTTTCGACTGGCGAGTCCGATACGCGAAGGAAATTGCGAACAAGACTGACGGAGAGATTAAGCTCGTCGTCGGAGAAATCCGGCGAAGTGCAGTTTATGTTACTGACCTCATTCAGGGCTGGATCGTTAGGCTTGCCAACGTCTACGATGATTCTATCAGGGACGGGCGAGAACTGAGCGACCAAGACAAGAAGACGGTTGACCTCCTGACTGTGGCTATCGGGAGGTTCAACCCGTCTTTAATGAGAAATCTTTTCGCCTACATGAAGGCGAATATCGAATTTGAGGTTGGCTCGACCGGCGGAGGAGAAGAGAGAGAGGCCAACCGTGGAGCGTTCGGGAAAGGGCTCGGACGCATGACGTTTAAAGGCCCAACGCTAATTCTTGTGGGGCCGAGGGGAGGAGACGGAGATGGGGAAGTCCTTCAACTCACGGGAACCGGAAGCAAGGCCAGGACGAGGCTCGCAGGCCAAGGAAAACCAGGCGAAGCGAGGGAACTCGACTTCGGGGCAATCGATGTTGACGGCGGCGGAAACGACGGGGAAAACGGAGATCAAGCCGTGGAACCAGATGGTGTTAGCCGGTGGGCATAAAGAGAGAAACATGAAAAAAGCCTTCACTGTTTTCTATGATGAAAATTCTGGCGAGCTTTCTTCTCTTGAGATGGAATTCACCTTCCAAAAAAGCTCGCCTCTGCTTCGGGCAGACATTCTTCTTGACAGCATTCATGATTTGATGGAGCGTTACAACAACACGTTCAAGGAGGGAATCTGATGCCAGGCAACAGAAAGCACACGCCTATTGTCTCCGAAGCTCAACAGGGGATGATGGGGGCCGAACTGGAACGCCGGAAAGAAGGAAAGAAACCGAAGATGTCATCCATGACCACCGCAGACCTCGAATCTCATCTTCACGAGTCGGCGGGGAAAGACCTTCCCTACAAGACGACGAAGCAGAAAACGAAACATGGCGGCCACGATCGATCTCATCGCAAGGGGAAACACTGATGGCTGACGAGAAGGCGATCCCTATCGGGGGATTCGGAAAACCAAACGCGAGCCCTTACGATCTTACCGGAGACCCGGTGTGGAAAAAGGGCGTATGCAAAAGGGTAGAATATCGAGGCCCTGAGAAGCATTACAGGGGGAACGAAGATGGCGACGAAGCTGAGGTACGGGGACGCGACGGAGATAAATAAAATGGAAGAAGCGGCAGGCATTGAGCCGACCGTTCTTCCAAAGAATGAAGGAAAAACTCCCGCCGCTTCTCCGGTCGGAAACGAGCGGACTTATAAAAATAACAAGGGCCAGGACGTGGCCAAGAAGAAAAATTGGTGGTGGCCTTTTTAAAAATTCAAACCTGAGATAGCCGGTGAGGGTGGCCACCTGAGCCGGTGAATCTCCCCCAAGTCTCCAAGAAAAGCCCCTATCCGTGTCACGGGACGGTAGGGGCTTTTCTTTTGGGGTAGACGGGAAAATGGACGAACCAAAGAAACTGATCCTTGAGGACGACAAAATCCGGGCGATGGAGATGTACGGCACCGCAAAGGCGTTCCGGTATCTCAATAAGCACGTCCGGGAACTCCTGGGCCTTCCGTACCTTTCACGCGAGATCGAGATTGGCGATACTACCATCTCGGTCTCGAATATTGAAGGAGAGATCGACCAGACACGCATCCGGCGACGCCGACCTCCCGTGCCGGAAGAAGAAGAAAAGGAAATCGGACGTGGCGGGCTCGGAGTAATAGCTTGCGGACACCCGGAATCGGGCAAGGTCTATTTTCGATCTGAAAGTGCGGGCATGAATTTCTTTATCGACGTGAAAGAGATCGAGGGTGGTTCAAACATCGCGGTCTTTTATCTTATCAGTGGTCTCTACGACTGCTTCGACATCGGGTGCATCTGCTACCGTATCGCCTGGCCAAACATCAAGGTTCTTAAATACAGGGTGACTTCTTTCGACCGAAAAATCTCCGTGACATGGACGCATCCACCCTACAACGTCCTATATCCAGACCAAACTCCGACACCGGACACTTCCAGGTATTTCAAGGCAATCGTAGAAAGTCAGATCGTCGAAATCGTTTCCCAAGACCCATACTTCACAACCCCAACGACTTACGGAAGCAGAAGTGCGTATGGGGGGTTCAGCGTAACGACCCTTAACCATGGCCCAATCAGCCAGCAAGACGGTCATAGCTACTGCGAGCCGAGGGTCTGCGTGGTCTGGTATGATGGCTCAGGATCACCGGCGACCTTCCTCGATAAGATTAAGTTCCATCTCCTTGGAGTCATGCAGTGGATTGAGCAAATAGTTGGAACCATGCACGGCGCTGACTCAACCCTCAGTTGGATTCACCTGCGATGGTTCTACCACGAGGGAGCGACCTCTTACTGGTTTGTTCTCCCTGACCCAAACGAAGCGAACCTGGAAGTCCTTGTCACGGGAGCGGATGGGTCTCCGGCACATTACATTTACGGAATCGGATCGGGAGATTATGTGAATGATGGAATTGGAGTTGCCTGGATCATTCTGCGGGAGACTTCCTGGGACTGGTGGAGCAATCTTCATTACGAGCAACTAATCAACGAAATGCACGTCTACCCGGTCTTGAACAAAACCTTTAAAGGGATTCGTGGCTATACCCATCTCTACGCGACCCATGAGGCAGATTTTTCCACTCCCGAAGACACGAGAATAGTCTCGGAAAGAACAAGAACGGTTTACTCCCTCAACACCCCATCATACATTCTCAAAAAAATGACCTACCGGCGATCTCATTCTTTCTGGGAAACGGATTATGCGGCGGATTGGACGGTTTGGTTTCTTAGTCGAGGACGGCCCGACATCCGCAACCCATGGGGTGGAGGCATCGAGGGTCGGTTTTCTTGCTGTGACCAATGGCCAGGCCTGAAAGTAGATCCCTACGGAGACTCCGCGAAAGTGTCTGGGTATGACCTTTTAAAGGGAATTTACGAGATCGACATCGAAGATACTCCGACCTTATTCGGAATAGAAGATGGAAGTTCTCCTCCGGTGGCAGAAATCATCCCGCCTAAATATTTCAAGAAGCCCTACATCTTCGGCCAAGTCAATACAATGGGGGGTGGCAGGGAACTTCTGGCACCGAAAAACTTTGATGTCCTCACCTACGTCCCGGTCTGCCTTTTAATTCCAAATCCCCCTCCGGTAGACGATCTTCCTCCTGGGGATTCGCTCGATTATGACTTTACGACGAAGGGAAGAAAACTCAATGCCAGGAATGGCTTCCCTTACAAGATGATTAGTTGGCAACGAGTTCCCTTTGCGGAAAACTTTGGTATCTGGCCATCCACCGTTGCGGCCAACAAAGACAAGAGGTTTTTATGAGTCCTGAATATTTCGAGCCTGAAAAAGAAGCTGACGACAGATATTACAAGGTGAAACCCGTTGTCGATTTTGACGTGAAATTCGATTATGGGGACGTGCCTACAATTTATGAGTTTTCGCAAGACGATACGATCATACGGGGCCTGATGGGGCCGTTCGGGTCTGGAAAGTCAAGCGGATGCGTCATGGAAATCGTAAGGCTCTCCTGTGAACAAGCGAGGGGACGCGATGGAGTGAGGCGAAGCCGATGGGGTGTGATCCGCAATACCTTCCGAGATCTCGACGACACAACCCTTAAGACCTGGCTTTACTGGATGGAGAAATTTGGATTCTATGAGAAGACCCCTCGAAACTTCGTCCTTCAAATGCAGGCAGCAGACGGTTCTCCGGTAGAAGCTGAAGTGCTCTTCCGGGCTCTTGATAAACCCGACGACGTTCACAACCTGATGTCCCTTGAACTGACCGGATGCTGGTTTAATGAGGTTCGTTACATTCCAAAATTGATCTGGGACTCCATGCTCGGTAGATGCGGGCGCTATCCGACGATGGCGGATGGAGGAGCGACCTGGTGGGGAATATTCGGAGACACAAACCCGCCGGACACCGATCACTGGTTTTACACCCTCTTCGAGGACGACAAACCCCGGATGTGTCCTGAGTGTAAAAACCCGGACGGCGGCTTCGTTCTTTTCATACGAGACGACCCGAAGGATTACGGTAAGCCTCTCTATTGCGAAATTTGCGGTAGGACGGAAGAAGAGGGCATCCCGATGACGGCGATCCACAAGCAACCATCTGGCCGGAGCCCGGAAGCTGAAAACCTAAAAAACCTTCCTCGCGGGTACTACTCGACTTCAATGATTGGAAAGGATAAAGGATGGATCACTGTTTATGTCGATGGAAAGTATGGCTATGTCAGCGACGGGAAACCTGTCTATCCGAATTATACGGACTTTTTTCATCTTGCCCAAAAGAACATCGAACCCCATCCGAGTTATCCTCTTCTGTGCGGGTACGACTGCACGGGAAGAAATCAGGCGTGGGTTGTGAACCAATGGCTTCCGAACGGAAAGTTTCACACCTATGACGAGATTTATAAAGAGGACACGGACGCCAGGACATTCCTCCGTGAGAGCGTGAAGCCTTTCATGTTTGCAAAGTATCATGGCCTGCCGATGACGGTAATCGGAGACCCTGCCGGTAGAAAACGTTCGGATACGGATTCAAGCAACGCCTTCAAGGAAGCACTTAAACAGAAGATCATCATCAGACCGGCCTTCTCTAACTCCTGGGACGCCAGGTACGGAGCGGTCAATCGCCTCCTCATTGGAAGCCCTATCGATGGGCGAGGTCGATACCAAATTAACCCTCGATGCAAGATTCTCCACAAAGGATTTCTCGGAGAGTACCGATTAGAGCGCGTCCAAGTTTCGGGTGACGAGAGGTACAAAGACCAACCGGTCAAGAATAAACCCTCTCACGTTCACGACGGATTGCAGTACGCGGCCATGGGAGCCGAACGCTCAATCGAGGACTCCGGGCGACCCAACCGATCATCGAGGACACATTCTCCTCCGGCATCTATGGGGGCTTTCACTTAAAAGGAGACTACCATGGGACTCATTCAGATGAAATCGAATAAACAGATGGTCGAAGAGGAGGAGAGGGCCATCCAAGACCTCGTGCAATTCGAGGCGGACGAAAAGAAGCGGCTCACGCTCGCGGACGAACTGGCCGGGTATCTCCGAAGGGCGTGGGAGGACGCCAAGAAGGAGAAACGGAGCGTCGAACAAAAGATTCTTGACAATATGAAGGCAATCAACGGAGAATACACGTCTTCAAAAATGGCCGAGATCAACACCTTCGGCGGGTCTAAAATCTACATGATGCTTACCGAGACCAAATGCCGAAATGGAGAGGCCTGGGTCAAGGACATCCTTTTCCAACCGAACAACATCCCATGGGACATTGAACCCACGCCCATGCCTGATCTCCCCGGAAATATGGAGGAGGAGATCACCTACGACTTTATGCAAAGCACAGTAAACGGAGTTCTTCAGATGGCCGCCCAAACCGGTGCTCAGATCAACCCGGATATGCTTGGACAGAGGATGAGGGCCGCGCTGCCGGAGATTAAGGCCGGTGCTAAAAAGGCGATCATGGACTACGCCAAGGAAAAGGCCGAAGAGATGAAGGATCAAATCAACGATCAACTCACCGAGGGCGGGTGGTATGACGCCATCGATGAACTGATCCCGGACGTGATGGTAAAGACCGGGATTCTGAAAGGCCCGATCCTTCGCATGGAGAATCAACGCCGGGTGAACCTTGACGAAGAGGGCGTTCCTTCCCTCAGCGTCGAATCGGTGAAGATGACGCAATATGAACGACGGCCTCCCCTCGACATCTATCCTGGGCCTGGCGTGATTAATTTCCAGAAGGGTTATTTTTTTGATAAGCTGGCCTACACGCCGTCAGACATTCAGGGCTTTCTCGATCTTCCGGGATTTAACGAAAAGGAAATCAGGGCCGTACTTAAAGAATGCCGCGAGGGATCGCTGAGGGAATGGACAAGCATCGACACGGAGCGGGCCGATACGGAGGGCAAGGCCTCCGAAATGATCCGGGCCTGGGAAGAGGTAGACGTGCTTGAATTTTGGGGGCCGGTGCAGGGAAAGACCATCCAAGAATGGAGTCCGAAGTTGAAAAAGAAGGCTCCCGATGCGGACAAGTTTTATGACATAAACGCCTACCTGATAGGGAACCACGTTATCAAGGCGATCATCAATCCAGACCCAATGGGGAAGAGGCCCTACTCCAAGGTTTCCTTCATAGAAAAATCCGGTGCCTTCTGGGGCGTCGGGCTTCCAGAAATTCTCGAAGATACGCAAACGGCCTGCAACGCCTGTGCGAGAGCCCTCGTGAACAACGTCGGGATGGCCTCCGGGCCGCAGGTTGTGATCTTCGAGGAAATGCTGGCCGACTTCGAGAAGGGCGATTTCGTCCCGTGGAAGAGATGGTGGGTCAGCGACGATGAGGGCCTGATGGCCCAGGGTAAAAAACCGATTGAATTCTATCAGCCGACCTTGATCGCCCAACAGCTTATTTCCGTCTTCGAGTTTTTTATGAAGCAGGCGGATGAATCTTCGGGCGTTCCCGCGTATGCTCACGGTGATCCCCAGGTCGGCGGAGCCGGGAACACGGCCTCCGGTCTTTCGATGCTGATGACACAGGCTGCAAGGGGTATCAAGCTTCTCATTAAGAACATCGATCACAAGATCATTGAGGACTCAATCCTCCGGCAATATTTCTGGAACATGGATCACAAGAAATTCTCCGGGCTCGTCGGAGACCAGAAAATTGTGGCCAAGGGTTCTGTCTCCCTCATCGCCAAAGAACAACAGGCCCAGAGGATGACCGACCTGCTTGCGACAGCTACCCAAACCCAGGTGATGACCCCGCCTGAGACCAGGAAGCTCCTCAAGAAGGTTTTTAAGACACATGAGCTTGACCCAAGGGACATCATGGAAGACTCTCCGATCCCCATGGGCAATATGCTTGGTTACACGCCGAATCCTGGTGGGATTGCAAGGCCTGGAACACTCAATGCCGCAGGCGAGCCCGCCCAGGGGACGGACTTCCAAACGATCACAGGGCGAGGAGGCCCCGCTTCTGCGGCGGCTCCTCCGGCCCAATAAAAAAAGGAGGTACGGAAAATGGGTGCAAGAATTCTAAATGGAGTTATCGCGGCGGGAGCCGGGCCTTCCCTTCGGAGTGGAGCGGCAAATCATTCCATCATGGTCTGGTTGTCCGTCACGGGTGGAACACTGGCGACGGTCGTAAAGTTCACCATCGAGGGTCGAATCCGTGGAGAGGGACTTCCAGACGTTTGGATGACCGTGATCGCGGAGCATACTTTTTCTGCCCCGGAACTAACCGCGAAGGTTGCTTATGTGACCGTGGCAGGGATACCCGTCGATGACATCAGGGTCAATCTCGGAACGCTCACCCAGGGGTCAGGGGTGACGCTTGCTTACGCGGAGTATAAGAGTGAGAAAAACTAATCTGGCTGAGGGAGGGACTTTCAATGGCGACACTTTCCATGATTCACATGACAGAGGGTGCGCTGAGGGCGATGTCGAACCTCAACGCGAGCGGCGAAGCAAATTGGATGGAGATCAAACAGTACCTTCGGGAGACAAAGGAAACGCTCAAGAGCATGGCGGCGTTCGCGGTGGACGTGCCTGCGGAAAAGAGACAGTTCTTCACCGGGCTCGCGTGGGCGCTGAACGATCTCTCAATCTTTGCGGACGATCCAAAAACGGCGATTCTAAAAATTCAGAACGCCAAGGAACGGACGGAGAAAAAAGTGGAGAGCCCCGGATCATGACCCCGGCAAAACTCATCGTCGAAATTCTGGTTAGAAGCAAGATAATCTCCCACAATTATGTGGGACAGGTCGTTCTTCATATCGGGCAGGGGGGCCTCTGCGACGTGGAGCGACGCGAAAAGGGTTTGAAGAGGCTCCTTGAAATCCAACCACAGGAGGTATATTCCAATGGCAAAATGGGTTGACGCAGGAGAAACAAGAACCTTGCAGATTCTTTTCGGGGCTCAGGCGGTGGACGCAAATACCTACATGGGAATCTATACGGACGCCGCAGAGCCAGGAGAAACGGCCACCCTCCCGACACAAGGGGTTCCGATAACCGAACTCGCGGCGGCCTTCAACTATTCGAGGAAGACCCTGGCCCGTGGCTCGTGGTCGATCACGGCGGATCACGCCGATTTCGCTCAACAGACCTACACGGCTACCGGTGGAGCCTGGTCGAACTGCTACGGGTATTTTATTGGCACGTCGAGCGATAACTCCGGCGTGCTTCTTTGCGTGGAGCATTTTGCGAGCGGCCCGTACAACGTGCCAGATGGCGGATCGATCAAGATCACGCCGAAGATCACCTGTGCATAACAATTCTCCTGAAGGCGAAAGTACCCTCCCCGCCAGGCCTTGATAGAAGGCTTCCGGCGAGGCGAAATTCTCCTTCAGGCGAAAAAAAGAGGAGGTTTATCATGGCCATTGGAGACGTGGTTTCTAATATTGCGAGCGTTAGTGCCTCCTCCTATCTCGACATTCAGCCGGGGGCGGGCGTTGAATGGGTGATCCACAATATCTATCACGAGGATCAAGTACAGTTGGAGTTTTACGACGGCTCCCTCTCCCTGATCTTCGATTCAGATACCGGCCCTGGGATTTGGGCGTGGTACGAATTCCACGCTAACAACACGAGAAGGATTCGTGTCAAAAACACGGCGTCGGGTGCAAAGCTTATCGGGTATGATGGCGTAGTCACAAAATAGGAGGCTCGATGGCGACGGGAGATGTTGTCTCTGTAATTGAGAGCCATGCCCAAAATGAATACATGACCATTCAACCTGGGGCCGGGGTAGAATGGATTATTCACAACATTTACTTCGACCACCCCGTCGAAATACAATTTTACAATGGCGCGAATGCCTTGATCTTCGAGTGGATAAACGATATTGGGAGATGGCCGTGGACGCTCTTTCATGTGAACAATGGTCGCTATCTTAGGGTTAAGGCGACGGGTACGGGAACGACACTTATGGGTTACGATGGAGTTATTTCAACATGATAAAAGGTGGAACTTCCAGACTTAGAAAGGGAGACTGTTGCGAGCCAAAAAATTATCGAAGGGTTGGGAACACAGACGACCGGTGGTATCTTCCCATGGCCTTTGTTGGCAGCTATGTTAATGCTGGCACATCTTCATCCATCATCGCCTGGCCTTTCGTTTTGCCAAAGACTGCTCGCTTTAACTGGATTGGATGGTATGTCAATGGAACCGATGCAACAGCATTTATCAAATTCGGCTTCTATGCGACCGACCCGCTCAACAAAACAGATTTCCCTTATCCCGGAAAACTGATCTGGGGAATGCCAACGTGGAGAGCCATTTCATCGACCGGCTATCAACAAGATGGAGCTTACAGTCCACCTATCATTCTTCCGGGCAACCAGTTGGTTTGGGCCTGCCAGTCCGTGTATGGTTCGGGGGGAGGCACATTAACCTGCCACGACGATTCTGATGTCAATCCAGGGTTCGGCAAGGTAGGTGTGCCGAATATCCTCGGCGTGGCGGCGGCGGGAGGCGAACCCTTCTCAAATTGTTACTGGGCGACCGGGTTGGGCAGCGCCTACTCCTGGCCCGATCCCTTTCCGACATCGAGCGTTGTTTTAGCTAACAGAAACATTCCCATCTTTGGGTTTAGGTTGGTGTGAAATGAAACCAAGACTTCATGATTCAAGGTTGATGTTTAATCGATTTTTCACCTGCGTCAATATCGGAACTTACAATAATTATTTCCCAATGGGGGGAAACTGCATAGACGATGGAGCGTCACTCAGTTTTGCTCCCACGGCGAATTTTATTTTTGCAGGGCCGATCTGGCTTCCTCGTGATTTCCTTCTAAAGCAGTATGGGGTTATCGTCGATACCGTTGGATCAAATGGCAGAAACATGGCTTATGGGATTTACAATGACAGCAAGGTTCTCTCGGATGACGTTCGGTATCCCGGAACCAAGATCGACCAGAACAATCATGCCAACATCACCACCACGGGTTTTTATTCAAAAACGCTTTCCACTCCGATTCTCTTAAAAGGGAATCGTCTTTATTGGGGAGTTTTGGCTTCTGACGGTACGGGTTCGATTAACGTTAAAAGCTCTGCGGCTATCCTCAACGTCCTCGGTTTTCAATTTGGAGATGCGACTTTCCCGCTCGTCAGCAAGAGAGGGTATCAAGTTTCATGGACATATAATTCAACCCTTGTCACTCCTTTTCCTTCAAGTGCCACGGATCAAAGATTCATCCCTACGATTTATATGAGGGAGCCGAATCAGAACGGGAGTTAAATGAGAGTAACCACTGAGGACAATGTTGGAACGATTAACGTCTTTACTCATTTGAAGCGTGGTCGGTATTTCACGCAGAATTTTGCCCGGATTGGAGCCATGGGAGAACGGGCAATGACCGTAGACAGAATTTATGCGATGCCTTTCTATCTTGGGAGTCGAACGCTGATTGACAGGCTCGCCATCAATGTGACGATTGAGGTTGAATTCTCAAGCGCCAGGATTGGAATTTACGCCTCCCTCCTCGACAAGACACTTCCTGGGGCTCTCCTCGTAGACAAAGAAGTTGCCACCGACACCCCTGGGATCAAGGAGGACACGACCGTTAGCGTATCCCTTTCTGGCAATCGAATTTACTGGCTCGCCTTTCTTTGTGAGGACGTAATTACTGTCAAAACCACCAGAACTCCACCATGGATTCTTGGGGTTCACCTGGTCGAGAATAGTGTCACGCCAGAAATAATTCAATACCTTTATGCCACGCAACTTTGGATACCGGACGAACCTCTTCCGAATCCTTTTCCAACACTCGCAAACCTGAGCTTCGGAAGTCCTTCGACGGATGGCGATGAAGGCCCGGCTATTTGGTTTAGAACGGCACCTTAAGGGAGGAATCATGCTCTGGACACCAGGAAGCAATTTCGGATGGCAGGTTGATAATTTTGG